GTAAAACGGCCTAACATCCTGGCCGCTCCACACGTCCGAGCCGCAGCTCTCGAAGAACGATCCTGCCAGGAACGTCTTCTTGATGTTTGTACTGAAACCGAGCGCGTCCAGTACCTCGATTAGCTTTTCAGAGGTGTCGCGGGGAACGATTATGTCATCCCCGTAAACAGAGACAAACCGACAAAGTTTCACGTCGGCGTGCCCGTCCTCAATGAGTATTTCGTTCGTGCTTACAGCTAGAGCCCAGAAAATCAGGGTCTCCAGCGGGAAAGTAACGCCATTGCCCATCGAGCTAATCATGCTCAATGTCCGTAGTGACCCGTCAGGTAAAACGACGGTACGGGATGAAATGTCATCTAAGACACGCCACCATTGCATAGGAGTTAAAAAGCGAACTAACAGTCTTGCTTGTAGATCACTAGCACTAACCAGGTCCAGGGTTGCTATTTCCCCAGTAATTGAGCCTTCACGAGCCTTCCGTTGGTTAACGGTTTGGTCCGTAATGTCAATCCCTGCACGTTTCAACAACTTACCACGCACATCTTCGCCGTAACCCAACTGAAGTAACATATTTATGTCGGGTTCCGTGACGGTTGTACGGTGTGTTTTCACGTTCTTGCGGGCAAACCCTACTTTGGCATAACATACTGTCACGTCAAGTAGTTCTGTAACGTATTCCGATGACTCGTCATCGTCCTCCGATGCGGTTCCCCTGAGTAAATGGGGGAATGCCTCCGCAATGGCAGGTAAGTACGGTACAAGGCTTGGACTACAGTGTACATCGGCTGATAATTTCCGACGTACAGACGCGTATCGGTTTTTAGTTGATCCGGTCGCCCCCTTGCCAAACTTTACTCTCAGCTCGCTTAATTTCGGGACATCACCCAACACGTTTGAGATTCTTTTAGCGGCCTCGTGAAGTACGGGGGCCACCAATGGAGACGAAAAGCAAAAGTTTCCATTCTCAAACTGGGTGATAATCTCGTTAGTCTGCTTACAAATATCGTCAGCTAGGATGAATTTGGTCAGTGCGGCCTCGGCTTTGTCAATGCCGAGGTCTACAACCGCATCGTTCTTTTGGAACAATGCGACTGCCTGACGCACGTCAATCAGCTCATCAAGAGACCAATTGCCGTGGTAATCAAATTCATATCCGATGACGCTAGCCCAATCACTGCGATCAATGCTGCAGCGAAGGCGATGCGCTTCGGTGCCTTCCGGGTAGTCTCGGAGGATGGCGTGGGCGATGTGGCGGAGTGTTGCTGAGGCTTCATCTACTGCTTTCCCTTTAACGAGGATCTGATAAGACATTTCGTACCTTTCTATAAAAACGTACTACTCGTGTGTATGTCCCTGTAGCAGGATTGCTACAGGCCGTCCAAACATTAACCAGGCATGATAACCTGATCTACAGCTTCAGCGAAAGGTCCGGCGGTCGCAGCTGCGACAGTCGTACTAACGTTGTTACTGATGTTTGTGAGGATCATACGGCCAAGGCGCGCGGTTACAACGGTGGACCGAGGGTGTTTGTAATTCACCCAGCGATTCCGCTCAACGTACGCCACGGCGGGGACTGCAGTGTAACCAGATGAATTCTGCCCCGAGATAGACTCCATCACTGGAACGTCTGCCGTGGTAATAGTCTGAGTTACACCCGAGTTCAACACTTTCTGTTCAATAGTGACAGATACCTGACCTTCAAACGGGACGCCGACAAGGCGCTCCGCCCAAAGGGCGCTCGTTGTACCGTCCGGTTTGGACTGTACGCGGATTGCTTTCAGGATGTGGGACACGGGGGGTGCAGCACCGTCGAAGACGGTAATGTCGTTAAAGCCTGACATTGATTTTTCTCCATTAACCCATTGGAAGGGAGTGGTCTACCACCATTTGTTTAAAGGAAGCGGTTAGTTAGCAGGGCTACAGCTGAGACACAGTGTTTCCACGATGTCACAGAGTCTAACGACTTGAAGGTTGGAGTTGGAACAACTAGCTGAGACGATATGGTGCGAACCACGTCGACTTCGGTCAGCCAATATCCTCCATGATTATCGATTAACGTCTTTGCTCCAGGGATCTTTCTTAGTCCTCTGGCGTACCTTGTTCGATAATAGGTCTCGATAAATTGAGCCTGTGACAAGTTACGAAAGTAGTTCTGTGCAGCAAGGTAGGAACCGATTGGAATAAACCAGTCGGCCACGAACGAGTACGGCAACTTCTCCCACATCACGGATTCAGGACTTTCTAGTCCAAGAATATTCGTGACAGCGGGCCTTGCGTATGTGGCGATTATTTGAAACCGCTCCATCTGCTCGGCTACATCATACTCTCGATCCGTGTTTGAGTTTGAACTCGCGACGAAGCTTGAAGTACGTGC